ACAAACACACTCCAGAAACCTGTGCGTATGCTTTTTGAGTTAGACCTACAATATGTAGGATTCCCATTAACAACAGATATTCTATTCTGTTATTACGTAGGTGATCCACGATGGATGCCCAACGTGTTACTTCAATTGCAGTTTCAATTTTCGTATTCATGAAATCACATCTCCGTCATTGGTTCACACAGATATCCTCTGTGATTACCTGGAACCAAATCTATCTGAATAACAAGGTTCCCATTACTTTCAGATGTCTGATGATCTATTCTCATCAAACCACAAGGAAACATTCCACCCTTAATACGGGTGATTCCCCCAATTGTGGTACCAGTAACTGTTTCAAAATCATGGAATTGTAATCCAGAAAACTGTAACTCTCCATTAGGATACATGGTATCAACATTGACACCATCATTCTCGAATGGATATGGTGCAATATTATTCTCTAATGTCATATCAGCTAGAATAACTTCATCTTGCTGAGTACCTTCATTAGACAAAGCAACAATCCAATTTTCAGGATTGGTACCCGATGCATCACGTGCATCATCTGGTGTGTTAGGATCCAACACTTGAGGCAAAGACCTCGAATTCGCATACCCCTCAATAAGTGATACTGCATTCTGTCCCGAAAAACCAGCACCAGGATAATTTGCGCCAGTAGCGATTATCTCAAATGAACTGACCTGGTCAGTACCATTTGTTTTGGGAACAATCATCTTCGAAGATTCCCATTCACCAGGATGTATATCCACAAGTGTAAGTGGACTATAAGGCAAAAGATTTGCACCAAAGCCAGCCGAATGATGTGCATCATCGGCAAATATCTTAAAATCAAGAAATCGTGGTCTGACCGATTCCGATTCCGCTAAAGCATCATTATTCATTCGCTGCCATGATCGGAATCCTTTTTCCCATGCGTTACTCATAACCCATGTTTCTGGCAACTTGGAAATCGTAATGTTACCACTAGCTCCAGAAAATATTTTCATTCCTGAAACCGCCCAATTAATTCCTTGGCGGTAAAATCTCCTGTTCAACAAACAAGCGATTTGAGAGATATCGACAAAACTAGTAGTCGAACCTGCTACACCAGGGGCAGTAGTTGAAGCAGTTTTAACTAAAAAAGTCTGCACAGCAGGTTCTATCTTTTTCATCTTAGATCTGTATTGTTTCTTTCTTGCCATAGACCAGGGGAATAAGATTCCCTCTTTAATTCTTGGCATGCACACCCACGCACTGCTTGGTTGGGAACCAAGGCATCACGCCGCCCGGATAAATCCACAACTTGTCAGAGCACAGTTGTCCCGATTCACGAGAACGAGGCTGACCGGGGGCAGAACCCCCAGACCCTCATCTCGATGCCGCATACCGCCAACCGGGGGCCGTCGACTAAATAAAAGTTCTACCAGATGCTCAACTATCTGGATTACAACAGGACAATCGAAGCGATCCACAATGATAGCAATCGAATTCCAATACTTTCTGTCCTGGCTGAATCGGTCGTCGGCCCGTTAGGCCTCCTCGAACCCGATTCACCGACTCCGTCGGCAAGGCCTTTTTAGAAGATAAGGTGGGATTACAATACGTACGATGCCACCAAGAGGTTGCAGTCCTCCCACAACACTTCAATGTGCGATGTTCTTCGCTCATTCTTCTTCCCTCAACTGCAAATGCGCTTCGTAATCTTGTAAGTCTAGCTGACAATAACAATCAAAGCAAATTCCACGATCTGTAGCTTCTCTATCTACATTCGTTTTACAACGTGTACACTTCATTCTTCTTCCTCCAAATCCCATGGGTTCTCAGTACATTGAGAACACCCATCAACACAATGAATACAATTCATTCTTCTTCCTCCATGTAACATGCTAACTGTGGGTCATATTCACCCATCAGCCCAGTATTCTGCAGAGTTGCTGCAGTCCATGTCCATTTTCCGTCTTTCTTTATTCGCCAGTAGAGTTTTCCGCTCATATACTGACGATAGGCCGTGTATACATAAAGGTTTGTATACATCAACGATAGCGAACTATCCTTGGTAACCAATACTTCAAATCATCCATCGTCTCAGTGACACGAGGTGATGTGAGCAAATGCGTAACAGTACGCATATATACACGCTTTGCCAGATACTCTGGGTCAGCGTACTTAGGGTCAAAATAGTATAATCCATCAACACCGTAACTGTCCTCTCCACCATGTGTACGGTCATTTTCTTTCTCCGGTGTTGGGGGTTCTGCGAGTATGGGCTCTTGCCGCAGTGCGGCTCCCACGGTACGTGGGCCCATTTCGTTAACTCGCTCTAAATATCCAATGTACCAATCGTACATTTCTTGCATCACGTGTATCACCGTGATCTCTTAGTTGACTTCGTCTTTTTAGCAGGTACAAGTTTTTTCGTACTTTTTTTACCGTTGGTATATCTGTAACGTACTAACTTGCCATTCTTCTTGAAAGTCTTACCATACTTATACGCCATCACAAACACACTCCAGAAACCTGTGCGTA